GAGTTTGGATTTGATCAAACTGAGAGATTTAAAGAGATATTTTCTAATCTAGGAAAAATTATCTGCTAAATTAAGATTTTAACGATCATGATAGAGATGACAGATACTCAAGTTGAGATAGCAGCTATTTGTGATGATGTAAAAGAACTTTTATTATACAAAAATCAAAAGTATGGTAATTCTGCACTTGAACCAGCTCGCATATTTAGTAAAGCTAGTGCGGTTGAACAACTATTAGTAAGGATTGACGATAAATTAAATAGAATACAGAAAGGTGCAGGCTTGATTGGAGAAGACGAAGATGTCATTATGGACTTAATTGGCTATTTAGTACTGCTTAAAATAGGACTAAAGCGTCAATCAAAGGCTTTACCATCATGCAGTACGAAACCTTAATAGACAATTACACCCCAGAACTACAACTAATAGACGCTCTAGACATGCTTAAACACTATGAGCCTAAGGCGGCGGAGATCCTAGACCAGTGGGCTTCTGAGTCCAATACCGAAAGAACTGGCGAAGAACCTCACCAGACGGGTCCCACTCAGACAACTTTCTCTCAAGATATTCAATTGCTTTCAACTGATTGGGAACCCCAGTATAAGTCTCAGGGAGATTTAATAGACATCTCTTCACCCGACAACGATGGGGAACTAACGTGGGAATCTCTTTATCTGCAGCATAATAAGTATCCAATTCAACACGACGTCTATCTCTCATCAGATCACCCCCAGACAACCAAATTTGATTGATATAAGGACTCCATTCACGAATAATCTTAGCTTTACCAGCAGAAGAATTTATTAACTCTAATAAGCGACAAGTTTTAAACGAAGAAATACCAATACTATGAGCAAAACTTAGTATGGATGCCTTTCTATTAGTGTTTAAAGGAACAAATACATATTTAGCCACTAAATCTGAGAACTCTTTTAGATCCTCTTCTAATTGAATATCTATCTCCTCTTCAGTAGCCTTATCTGTGGAGGATAACCACCTTTTCTGTAACTTCTTACTTCCATAGCCAATACGCCATATATCTTCGCCATACTCCTTATAAGAAGCATAACGCCCCATACCGATATGGGTACGGGGCAATGAATGAGTCTTGATTAAATTTATTCCTTTTCTAGTTAAAAAAGGATGTTCCTTCCACCTAGTTCGTAATTTCTGTTTCTTATGGGACGACAACGCTACCGCTGTAACTAACACTAGAGTAACCGTCTAGCTTCAATAACACAATATAATTTTTAGCAGCATTGGTTACTGTTACACCTACAACTCCTTTACCTTTCCCATCTCTAGCAATATTTGCAAATTTTGAATAACCAGCTGGAGCTGAGCCTGCTGTATAAGCATCTTCTTGGAAGATTTCCATAGTATTAATGGAACTACTACGATCAAGTGTCACCTTGATGTCTCCTGTACCACCAGGGTTAACACGGAAGCCTCTAACAGCCTCCCCAGGGTTATTAGCAGCTGTGGAACCGAGATAAGTAATCTCAGAACCAGTATCAACGCTTTGTGTATCTAGAGTGCCTTCAATTGTGCGAGTAGCCATGGTACTAAGAAATCTGTCCTACAGTGGAGATGTTGAATTGAATATCGGCATCAATGCCGTGGTCCTTCATGATGTTAAAAAACATCTGCTTATCTAGAGCTTTTTGATGAAGCATCTCAATAAATGCCTCCTCTAACTCCGCACGGTCAAGATTTTGAATCGCAAGGGAAGCTGCATGAATTGAAAATTCAACATCAACCGGAAGCTCTAATGCATCCATAAAAAGTTAGAACCTTATAGATATATTACCAGCGCTGAACTGACACTGCAATTTCTCGTTTAGAACGCCTACTTATAACCCTCTTTTCGCTACGTTTAAGTAGAAGCGTACTAACTCCATAGCTCCCACTAAAGAGCAATATAAAATTTAGAGCAATTAACTCCACATGCATCTATAGTTACACTTATGTATTCTACGAGTATTCGAACTTACAAATGCATATAGACGAATTAACGAGCATAGCGAAACACTTAACTAGATCAGCAGTATGTGGAGTAACAAAAGAACAGCTCTTAAGAACTTTTAAAGAAATTTATAATTTAAGTGATGATGAAGTTAAAGCCCTATTAATACTCTGTAACTTCAAATCAGCACCAAAAACAATAGATTATGAGTATTTTTATAACAACCCACTAATACATAGAACAGAAAGAATAAATTATCCATTTACACAAATTTATTTTCTTAGAAATTTCTTAACAGACTATGAATGTAAAAAATTAATTGATTGTATAAACCAATCTACAAGAAAATCTACATTAGCAAATGATAAGGATGAAGCAGTTACATCCGACTACAGAACCAGTGAAACCGCAGATCTACACTACTTCCCAGAGGAATTAATTTTTGATATAGATAATAAATTAGAAGATTTAACAGAATTAGATCCCTTTATTGGAGAAGCTATGCAAGCACAAAAATATACACCTGGTCAGTATTACAAAGAACACTGGGATTTTTTCCCACCAAGAGAAAAAAAGCAACATAAAGTTTATTGCGAATGGATGGGACAACGTACATGGACAACAATGATGTATCTAAATCATGTTGAGGAAGGAGGAGAAACCTATTTTAAACACTTGAACTTAAAAGTTAAGCCAGAAACTGGACTACTTTTAGCTTGGAATAATCTATATAGAGATGGAAAACCAAACTATAAAACGATGCATGAAGCCTTACCACCAATAAAAGGAGATAAATATGTAATAACTAAATGGTGGAGAAGTTGGCCTTTAATTTAATTAAGTACTGATAACCCTATCGTCCATTTTCTCTCTTACAGTAGCGGGTTTTTCACCAGCTATTGCACGTCTCCCTATGTTCACATCGCGCTCATTTCTATGATCCTCCATTTCATCAGCAACTTTCATTGCTCTCTCACGTAAAAACTCATAAGGATCTCTTTTAGGTTCCACTTCAATAAATAGCTAACACCACTGTTTTAGTTTAACAAATCTCTCCTCGCAATAATGTTCATTCTCTTTTGTATACCAATCCTCAAGTCTTGATGTAGCTTTCGATTTATTACAAGGGCTACAGCAGCAACACATATTCACCCTCACATGTTGCCCACCTCTAAATTTTGGAATGATATGGTCAATTGTTGCAGTCTCAGGTGTTAATTCTTCACCACAGTAAGCACATTTCCAATCCCAAGCATCAAAAATATATTGTCGAAATTTATGTCTAGCATTGTTTGGAGAAAGAACAATTAAGTTGGAGAGGAGGTCTTGCTCGCAATGAAACACAGGCGTTTTTCGCGTATGAAAAAACTGTAAAATGCATTAACTTAGCTTTTTACTTCCTCAATAATCGTTATATTTTCTTCATCTATTGGATCGTAATCTGCATCCTCTAATAACTTGAGTAAATAATAATGGATTCTGTCTGTAACCCAGCGAAGATCTTCATCACTAACGTCACAGACAATTGCATCTATAGAGAGTTCACGAGATGGAGCACGTACATGCTCTGCTAGTAACTCAAGGGCTCGATATCGACTTTTGTTCAACTCGCCCAACATGGTATTAGGGGTCTACGACCTCGGTAGTGTTTTCAGTAGCTGCTGCTTCAGCTTGTTGCTTTTGAATTGCAGAGAACTCTTGAGCACCTAGAATTTTTAAATAGCCCTCTTTAGAACGCATCAGCTGCGCTTCAAGCTCTTTAATCTGTGCTTCTAACTGTTCACGCTGTTCTTGTAACTGGTCGTCTAATGATTTCGGGGCGTCAGCCATGGTTTTAAAAATTAATTGCTCATCAAAGAGAGAATAGCTCTCCTTAATCTAGATCTCTCTAAAATTTAGCCAACACCAACCAGATGCGCCACCACTGGCGAATAATCTAGGGTTCATATCCTTAAAGCTATAACGCACATCCTTTCCCGCTAAAGGGTTTCTGTCAGACCAAAGTCCATTAATTAAATCCATTTCTCCGAATGGATCTTGAACTAACCAATAATCTTTTCCATATCCGGTAATCGCTACAAGATGAGTTTTACCCGTTGGATATTCCGGTGTTCCTCTACATAAAAGACTTGCAGCAACGGGTTGACCATTTTTTATCTGCTTTTTTATGTCATAGGAATCAGCAGAGTAGGTAAACGTAGCCTTCATTCCAAATTCTTCTAAAGCTTTAGCATTTGAACTCTTAATTCGACTTAAACCATGCTTATTAACAGCCTCTACATAATCCATAACCCCGTTAATACCTGGTATTTTGAGGTATTTTAAGCACATGGCAAAAGTAAAAACATGACTATCGTCATACTTATCTGACTCTTGGTAATAGTAAGGAAAATCTTTTAAAAAGATTAAATCTCCATCAACTTCATAAGGTCTATCTGCCGTATCGGTAGACAATCCATTCCAATGGCTATCTAGAACCCACCAGTCGCCTAAACCGCGCATATCTAGCTTTGTATGCTCATCCTTCCGATCAAGCACCTTACAGCGCAATATAGAGCGCGATGGCATTACTTGAGCTTTCTCTTCAAGAGTTAGTTTATTTGCATCTACAGGATGGCTTTTTAACCATGTATGACATCTTGACGTAACGGAAACCCATGCCCAATGAATAGATGACACATTTTAGAGAAAAGCTGTCCGTATATTACCCAATCCTTATCTAGTTACAACTGATACTTTGTAGCATCTTTAGAATTAGGATTTTCAGCCTTAATTACTAATGGAGCCTGCTCAATTCTAATAGTTTGTACAGCAGAATTAGCAGCAGCTTTTGCAATCATTTCCTCCATATCTTTCTTACTAACTTGACCATTATTTTCACCGTTCATTTTCATCGTTCCATCACCTTTTTTAGACGCTGTAGCAATTCCAAAACTTGCGAGAACGCCTGTGAATACTGACGCGATGAAGGTTGGATCTATTTTCTGTTGAGGCACACCTGGGATCGCAACATAATTTAACGTCAAGATCGCACCGGACCACCCAAGTACTACAATTCTGACCCCTGTAGATATAATTGCAGCTTGTTCTTCCTGATCTGGAATAAGTGCATCTTTCACTTTTCCAAATACACCTTTTTTCTTCTCAGTATCATTTTTTACCGAAGATTCTTTTACATTTTCAGTCATCGTATAGTAGCAAGACGTATTAAGTTTAACCTCAGGTAAACTTATATTGCGACAAAGAAGTATCTAGCCCTATGTGGAAAGTAATTCCCTTATTAATGTTCTTTATTGCACCTTCTGTAAGGGCAGATCTTGTGCATAGACTATCAACATCAACTCAACTATCTGTAGCAGGTGCAGCAACAAGTGGAACTAGGCTTGGAAGTACATATACAGTCTCAGGATCAAACATAAAAGTTGATACGTCTAACAGTGGACATTTTGGTGCTCTAACTGCTGGTAGTGCGACTGCAGCCCCTACTCTTGACGTCGGTACTTATGACATAAATACCGCAGGGTCGGCGTTCAGTTTTTCTACTTCATTTACTCAAGGAGATGCAATATCAGCAATGGGTGCAGGTGTTGACGTGACCGCTGGGGTGGTCGCAGACATGCCAGCTTATGGAGTGCAGACGACCCAATCCGGTGGTGTTGCAGGTAGCTTGGCAGGCACGATTACTAGCGCGGGTGTAGTAACACTAACCGCTGGAGGCGCTGGTACCACTGCGACGGGACAATTTGTGAGTGAGGTAGTCATAGGGGACTAAATAGGCTACGATGAAACGCTTATTAACCTTCTTACCACTGCTATTTATATCTGAAGCTGGAGCAGTTCCCGTAATTCCAAATTTCACTCAAGGTGGAATGACCAGCCATACAGAGACAACATCTAAGGTAACGGAGACGATAAATTCAATTGATTATCAGACAGGGTGGCAGTATACTGTGACCGGCACCAATGTCGATCATTCGGGAGCAAGCATCTCGCCAGATGCAATTACTGGTAATTCAAATACGCTTCAAGGTGTGACTTCTACATGGACAGGTCTAGACGCTGCAAACA